TCTTCAGCTTGAGTAATAATTTCATCAATAGAAGCTGTTAATTCTGTTGAATCATCTTCTAGAAAATTCTGTATATTTGCTTTTAATGTTGTGTAGCTCATTTAATTACCCCAAGTTCCTGAACCCCAAGTTCCAAATCACCAAACAGGGATATCAACAACTTCATTACCAACAGCACCAGTGCCTGCAACTCCTGTTTCATTAAGTGAAATCTCAGTAGCTTCAATTCCAACAGATCCTGCCCCTGCTGTTCCTGCATTTCCAGTAACTTCCAAGAAGCCAAGTTCTGTACCAACAGCACCAGTACCTCCTGCAGCACTCGCAACAACTTCACCAAGCTCAATAATCGAACTAGAGCCAACAGCACCAGTACCAGATGTACCTGAAACTTCTGGAAATCTTTCAAGATCATCTACATCAATCGTGCCTTGAGATCCATGACCAGGACAACCAATAGGTGGTCTTTCTTGAACTGGTAAAAAAGGATCAAAGGTGTGGGCAAGATAAATAACAACATCTTCACGGTCTTGACCACCAGATCTTGGCTTAAAAAGAAGCTCCGCATCAATTATATTCTTAGCAGGAGTAAGTTGTGGATGTTTTGGTTCCCACTCGTCAGCAGCGACACGCAAACCATCCCAAGTGGTCTTTAGTTGAGTATAGCGTACTCTCTGACCTCCCCTGTCGCTTATTGCGTATGATTTTTTGCCTTTTGCGTATTTTGCCATTATGCCAAATTCAATGCTGTTGGTTGTATTCGTAAACTTACACCATCACTATCTGTAGATGCTGCAAAGTTAAAAGCCCTTTCGTACAATTCGTTTAATAACTGAAATCTATCTGGAGCATATTTTATTGCAAGTTTTGCTGCTAACCCTGCTGATATGCAATCAGACCACCGATAAGGAACGTCTGTGTCCTGATTAGAAGCTGTAATATCATCAAGTTGATTTACTGCCCAGTAAACCATACTGTATGTGCTTGTGTTTGGAACATTCCAAAAATAAATAACAGGAGTGTACTGCTTATCTAGCATAAACTGGCTAGGTTTTCCTGCCGTAGTTTTGTTTGGTATCTGATTGTATTCAGCAATTGTCACTCTATTAATAGTCTGGTCTGTTGAGTTCTCTCTAATTACAGCATCAATAATGTCTATTGTTCCTGCTGGAAGTTCATAAGCTGTTGTACCATTTACAAGAGTAAGAGTTCTCTGGGTAACAGCCCAGTAATTTATTCCTCTATTGGCAAATTCAGAGAATAGTAAATTTAAACTCCTTCTTGCAGAAACAGCTTGATCACCTGTACGAGTTTGCGGATCTATTCCACATCTCTCATAACTTTCAGTTATTATTTCTTCAACGTCTGGTCTAAATGCTACTGTTCCTGAAAGTGCCATTAATTTACCTTATGCAAAAAAGACGTTCGCTAATACAACTGTGGCAACTGTATACCCAACAGCCAATCCACTCTTAAACAACATACCTTCGTCTGGGATAGTATTATCTACAGTCGAGTTGTCTGTCCCGATTGTCTGAGCTTTGAATAAAACCGTATCCGACTCTGGAGTGCCGTTGTAGAAGTCAACTAGACCTGCTGTTCCAGCAGAGACAATTGAATACCCTTTTAATCTAGTTCTACCACCGCCACCAACTGCACTCGCACACAAACTACCCGAACCCACAGTAATGTTAGCTGCAAATTGTGCTGAACTTGTTACGGAGGTAACCGTTAAAAACAACTTTGCTCCTGCCACAGCTTCGGCAGAGCCTGTTGAAGTAATAACCTCCGACAGAGCATTACCAAAAACATCTGTGCCTACGATTGTATTTGTTTTTGCGTTATCTCCAGTCCCTGCCGTAGTGACAGTTACATTTCGAGCACCACCACCCAAAAAGGTAGTTGCTGCCATTGTTGCTGATGTATTCGGTCTAGCTGCTGTAACAAGCCGATCTGGATCAGCTGCATTCTCATCAGCTATAAACTTGACTTGTACGTCTGTTTGTACACCCATATTAATCTCCTATAAAATATAGGTGGGGCGTTAACCCCACCAAATTAAACATTAGGCTGCGAAAACAAACGTGCCTGTAGTAGCTGCTCCAAGACCTTGAAGATTGTACGAAACATTCCACAAACCTGCGGTGGTGCAAGTAAAATAGATGTAAGAACCAATGCTCATTAAATTTGTTGTTGCGTTAGCAGGAGTGAACTTTAACAGAGTTTCTCCTGCGGTAGAGGCATCAAACGTGACCGCAGCACTTGTACGACTCTCCATAATACTACCTGTTTCATAAGCATCGCTACCTGCACAATCAAAACTAAGGAAAGCAGTTCCCCCCGTAGTGTCTACCGACTGAGCGTGAATACACACAACGCCAACTGTCGCAGCAGGAAGAGTAGTAATCTGTTGTGCTCCTCCAGTGAATGGATTGATGTTAATTCCTGCAACATAAGAAACAGTGCCAGATGTGGCTTTTGCCGTTACAGTAAGTCCACCTAAAGTGGGCATCCCACCTGAAAATACAGAACCAGCAACTGTTAAGTTTCCACCAATAGTAGCGTCATTATTGTATGTGGAATTTGTGGTGTAAGCACCAGTTGTTGCATTTTTGGTTACGTCTTGAAAACCGTTTTCGGAGCGTACTGCCCCTGTAAATGTAGTGTTACCCATGTTAATCTCCTGTCTGGGATAAGTCAGCTTTCGCTGTCAGGATTAAAAGTTGAGGGAGAGCTAATGCCCTCCCCCAGTAGTATTATGCAGCACCTTCTGTGCCAAATATGCCACGCCAGTCGGTTGCTCCAAACGAGTATCGCTCACGAACTTTGTAGCGAACATTACCAGTCTCGAAGTCACCTTCCATGCCCTTCTTGAGAGGAGAGCGTTGGAACATTTTCAGTCCATCAGGAACATCTGTCTGCACGAAGAATGCGTCAGAGTCTGACAACCTTCGCATAATGTGATATCCTTTTGGCAGGTAACCCCCTGATTTTATTGCATTAATATCGTTATCAGCAGTTCCAGTACGGAGCTGTGATTCCAACAGACGCTCTGCAACAAAGGTATAGGCAGTTGGAATAATCAACTGTGTACCTTGTGCTGCAATCCGTAGTCCACGATCATCTTTCATATCCGCAATTTGAATAAGAATGGATTCAAGTGAAGTTTCAGATAAATCAGCAGCAGTTGCTAACACGTTGGACTGGTTCCCATTAGTAGTTGGGTGAGATGCACTTAAAAGTACAACACCGTCACCACCAGTTACACCAGCTGTCTGTGCGTCATTTAAAACATTCGCAGCTTTGATTTCCTTAGTGGAAGCCATTGAACGTGCAAGTGCCTTTGTATAACGGGAAGCAATCGAACCATATTGGCCATCCTCTTCAGCTTCCTCAGTAATTGAGAACGCCAAAGCGATTGTCTCATGCTGATAACGTGCAGTCCATTGTTGACTACCAGTATCATATGAAACACTAGCACCTTCATCTTTTGTTGGTGCAGAACCAAAACCTTGCAACAAGACATCTTCTTCATAAGCTTTATTTGAACTGTTTGAAGAGAATACCTGTGCGTATTCTGGTGGATAGCTATCGTATTCAAGACCGAAAAGAGTATTCAGTCCTGGCTCAAGCATTTTAGCAAATTGTGCTCTATTCATCGCCATTTTTCATACCCTCCTATATACCTGCTACGTTTGTACCAAGGATGTGCTCATTAATTGTCACCTCCATGATAGCATTCGCACCAAAAGCGTTGTCTGGGGCTTCATACAAGCTAATGATCTTACAGGTAGCAATACCTGCAGCCATTGTTCCGCTTGCTTCAAAACCTGATTGACCAGTCACAGTTGAACCTGCACCTGCAACAACATCAGCACAATTTCCGATATTGGTTTGGGCAGGTGATCCTGCTGACTGAACTTTATACACAATATATGGATCATCATATACATATGCAATTATATCTGTAGCCACTGTGCCTGTTGGCCAGTATTGACTATAAACATATGAACCATCTGAAGCGGTATACGATACCCCTGCAAAGACACCAATATTATTGGTTTCTGTCGCAGTGTGCGGAGTAAGCAAACCAGTGCTTATCAGAATAACAAGATCACCTGTAAAGATGTTCTCTGCTAGTCCTGAAGCAATAGTGTACTTATTCGCTCTAGGGATATTACCACTCATATGGCGAACTGGGACAAACCCAAAGGCTGCATCTACATTAGCCATTTTTCGCTCCTTTTCAGCGTAAAGTTTTAATCATCCATAACAGAGAGATCTCTGCCACGGCTCGAAGAGGATTCCCTAGTTTGATAAATAGGTTGTCCTGTTTTTCGTCCTAACGCATCTAAGTCCCCTGCAACTGATTCGTTTGCTTCAACACTTCTACTGTGATAATAGTTCTTCATCTGCCTATGTTTTTCAACAGGCATCTCACAAAGCAACATTCCTTCAATTCCAACTGACCCTGCCCATTGACCGTGATTGATAGTTGGAAATAACTTTTCTTTCACAGTATCGGCTTTGCGTGGTTCCCATCCCTCACGCATACGTTTATAAACATTATCAGGAGTATCCCTGCCTTGAATGCTTGTAGCTATCCATCGTTGAGTGTAACCTGGACGGGGTTCGGGTGCATCCAACAATGATGGTGGCTTCCATGCAGTATCTGGGCGTGATTGCTCATCACGCATGGAATTTCGAGCTTGCTCCGCACGAACATTTCTTTTCTCAGTCATGACTGGCTCCTTTGCTGACGTTTGATTTCAGCCTCATATTTTTTAAGACTTGCTTCATCTGTAATTCCAAGTTCTCTAGCCATCCTAAGTTGATCTTGCGACATACGCACTCTATTGCCTTTATAAGAAGATGAGCCACCTGTAGTTGGTGCAACTGGTTGTCTACTTTTTACTCTAGCCTTATTTGGGCTTGGTTGGGAGTTTAACTCAGGAAATACTTTTTGTAAACGATTATTCAACACTTCATAATATTCATCAGAATCTTTATCATATCCTTCTAAATCAAGTTGAACATCAATAGAGCGAGCTGCTGCCGTTTCTCGCTCAAAACCTGTGGAATTAAACCAACGATTGTTTTCCCACCAACCCATAGCTTTTTGAGGAGCTGGATTTTGAACAGCTTGCTGTGCTCTTCCAACAGTTGGAGAGGCAGCTTGTTGCGACCTTTGCTGCTTTTGCATTTCTGCAATTCGCATTGAAGCTCTCATATCAGCCATTTGTTCTTGGAAGTTAACTTGAGCTTCTGTGTCACCTTCCTCAACTGCCTTTGTTAAAGCAGCCTTTGTTTGAGAATATCTTTGATTAAAAGCTTTCTCGCTGTTTTGAACAGACCCTTGTTCAAGTCGAGCAAGTCTTGCACTAAGCTGGGCATTTTGCTCTTGGATTTGTTTAGATTGAATTTCAGCTTGTCTCCGCTGATCAACAAGTTTCTTAATCCTCTTTTGTACTTTGGGGCCGTAATCCTCTTCTTGGTTTTCACTCGCTGCTTTTTCTTCTTCAATAATGTCCTTAACTTCTTCGACAGGATCATCTGTTATTTCAATTTGAAAATCCTCAGGCTCACCTTTCGCCTTCTTGATCTCATCTTCAATTTCATTGATTACATCTTCGTTTGCCATGGTAGCGTCCTTCCAAGTTTTACGCTAAGTAAGCGGTGATTTCGGCATCCTCTGGTAGAATTGACGTTAGTTCATCGTCATTCAGCAAGAGAAACCTTACACCATTAATTGTTACTTTTTGACCTGCATATTTGCCGTAAGTAACTCGATTACCAACTTTCGGAGAGTTCATCTTCCACGAAGCTCCAGTATCCCTATCTTTAAATGCAAGATCACCCATAGAAGCAATGCGACCGTGAGCAGTTAAATACTCCTCATTGTCTTTTGAGATCATTGGCAAATGCAAACCACCTCTTGTCTTCATTTTAACTTGATTGGGATGTACTAGCACTTTCCAATTTAATGGAACTGGTAGTTGGTGCGAACCTATTGTTTGTTCTGTAGACTCGTCTTTGTATTCATGTTGATGAGACATGGTCTATTCATCCTCTTCATTTAATTTGTTTAATGTTTCGTTGATAATCTCAGAAGCTTGTTCTAAACCCTCTGCAATACCTACGTTCTTTTGATATGTTCCAAAGTCGGAGATCCGACCTTGAACCATGCTTTCAGCTATCTCTAGCCGTTTCTCCTTTAGATTCTTTTTTATCTTCTGGAGTAGGTCTGTTACTGTCATTCTTTACACCTCCTGACATCGAAACGCCAGAAACCTTAACAGTTACATCTTTTTTTTCTTCTGACATTAATACCCTTTCTTCTTCATCATTGGTTTTCTTTTTGCCATTGGCTTTTTCTTTGCCATTGTCATTGGTTTTTTCTTCATGCCCATAGGCTTCTTTTTACCATACAT